ATTTATTTCTTTATGCCATTTTTCTAATATAGAAATATAATTATCTGACTCTAAAATATTAAATTCTTTATAAATTTCAATATTAAAAGTAGGATATAAAATATAAAAATATTTTTTTGAAGAAAGTAAATTATTTTTATGACCAAAATCTTGATAATGTTTAAATAAATCAATTGTTTTTAGAGATTTATCTAATATATCATAATTAAACTTTTGATAATCTTTAAAATCAAAATAAGGATAATTTTTATAAAAAAGAGTATAATTAAAGCTCATATTTTTATGTAATTTTATTTTATAGGGTAATAAACTAAAATCTTATAATCTTAAATTTTACACTCAGAAATCTTATAATCCGAAATATTATAATCCAAAATCATATAATTGGAAATCTAAAACAGGTATCTACCCGATGGAATAGGAGGGATCTAAAGGGAACCTAGGTTCCCTTTAAAGATTTTAGGATAAAATTCACATTCATATGGTTTCGTTCTTACAAAATAGCATACATAGGATGATATCATTATATTATATTTCTTTGATTCCAACATTTTTAAAAAAATATAATCTTCAAATAATCCAGGGTTAAACTGATTTATTTTTGCAATATTTGATTGAATTGCAAAACTTATACCAACATTACATTTTATAATCTGTTTTATATTTTTGGCTGGAATAATAGTTTTGTTAGAATATCCCATTCTAAAAATAATAGCATTTGCTTGTTCTTTACTATTCTGAAATTCTAATTTTAATTTATCAATGTAATCATTTGATAAATAATCATCATCATCTAGAAAACCAAACCATTCTGTATTATTATCTAATACATAATCCATTCCAATATTTCTTAATATACCAGCATGCCCTGTTTTATCAGCTTCTATAATTTTTATTTTTGGTGACTGAATTTCTAAATTAGATTTAATACCATCAAATATAATAACTGCATTCCAATCCGAATCATTTAATTCAAATAAAGATTGAATCGAATCTTTTAAAGAACTACGACCTAAAGATGGAATAATAAAAGTAATAAATACCATTTATATATTATAAAAATTGATTATATATTATTTTATAAATAAATAGTAATAGTAATATAAAAAATGATTGACATTAATTTTTATGTTAGATCACCAACACTTTCAAGATTTATATTAAAAATAGATGAAATATTACGAAATTTTAATATAAATTTTTTCGAAAACAACAATAATCCAATTGTTGTAACAATGATAAATAATATTTTAGTTGCAGGAAGAACATATATTGGTCCAAATTTTATACCAGATATTGAAGAAGATATATCTCAAAAAATGGATATTATTTCTTCTATTTTACTATATATTGTAAAATTTTATCAAGAAAATGGAATTTTCCATCAATTATTAGTAGAGTCGTGTAATATTTCTATCGAACAATCTAGACAAAAATATAGTAATAGTGAATTTCTTCATTCATTAGTTAGATATGAAGAAATTAAGAATTTAAGTAAACATTTGTATGAAAGCGCAAATTTAACATTAGATAAATCTGTAAATGGGCATTGTATATTTGTATTAGATGATCAAAAACAAAATGATCCTTTTATACAATATATTTATCAAAAATACAAATATAATTTAAAAATTATTACATGTTCAGAGGTAGTTCAGTTTTTCATAAAATCGGAATAGAAGTGAAAATTTTTATAGATGTACTACAAATTCTGTCATTAATTCTTCTCTATTCTTTTCTTTAAAATTTATAAAATGACAAAATTTAGAAATATTCTGTATATTTAAGTTAGATGTATAAGTAGAATGTACCCCCATACAATTTACATTTTCCAATTTTATTAAATTCTTTTCCCTCTTTTCATTCCAATAATTTCCATATATTATTTTTGAAATATCAAATATATTATAAAAATTATTGTATGAAACTAGTTCATCTCCCATTTTGCAAAATTGATTTTTAAAAACAAATATATCAATTGTATTATTTTGATTTACTAATTCTTTAAAACATTGATAACTTTCTAAAAGAATATATTCATCTAAATCATTGTATAATGTATATTTTACATTATTTTTTAAAATATGAAGTGAATCATTAATTGCCATTGTTTGTGAGTGATGTTGTTTATTAAATATAGAATTATTAGATGAAATAAAATAAGGATAATCCCATTCGATTAAATATATTTTTATTTTGGAGAAAGAAGATAATATTCCTTTTATTTCTGATATAAATTGATGTGTTATTTTAGAATTATAATATAAAAAAAATAAATCAATTCCAAGTGAATCATAATATTTTATATACTGTTTCAATAGAGGATAATCATCTTTAAATAGGGTCATTGCCGATAATAATGTAGTATGTGTATTTATTTGTATTAAAAAGAATGATTTATCAAATATTGTAATAATAATTTCCTCATAATATTGATCTAAATCTAATATGATATTTAATATTGTTTCTATATTAGAATTATTTTCATATATGTTTTGATTGTATAAAATTGATTTGTGCGATGGAGTATATAAATTTATTTTTAGATCATTCAGATTTAATGGTGCGTCCAAATAATAATTTGAAGTTAATATAATTTTTTGACCAGATAAAGTAATATTACTAAATACAAGGGTATTATCAATAACTAATTTATTTGGATAAATTATAGTTAAATTAGTGTTTATTTGGAGTAGATTTTGAGAATAATAAATAGAATCACGATAATAAAATATATCTTTTTCCCACTTTTCCCAATATATAATTAATCTATTTTCAAATAGGTCATATGTTCCCTTTTCATCAGGAATATTTTTTCGATAAATTATATTATTTTCATCTAAAACACATATACCTGACCAATCTATGTGTTTTATATAGATTTCATTCATACTATTATAAATAATATTTTTTATTATAAAATTTTACTTAAGGATAAACCGATATTAAATAAGATACTACTATAATATAAACTAGTATTCAGAACTTATTCTAATTGATAGAATAGGAGGGTTCTAAAGGGTGTGCAATGCCAGTAGATTCCCTTTGATGGAATAGGAGGGTTCTAAAGGGAACCTAGGTTCCCTTTTTTGACATTCGTCGCCGCATAACCGACCATGGTTCATAATTCGCTTGAAATTTTTCATATGCTTTCTCATATGCATCAGTGTCTTCTACCAAATTATTTTCTTCTAATTCTTTATATTCATCAGAATATGAAAAATTCTCTGACATTTGTTCCCAGTAAGGATCATATGGATTTTCATCAATATATTTGTCGCATTCCTCACAACAACCAACACCTTCAACATCTTTGTAATCATTTACATAATTTTTACATTTAGGCTGACCGCCGGAGCATTTTTTTCTTCTGGGTTTGGTAGACTTAGCTACAGCGGGTTTTTCTTTTTCTGGCTTCATGTTAGAATTATTTATTACTTTGAATAAAATATTATTATAAATTTAATTATCAATTTTTTACTTAGAGAAATGAAAAAATTTTTGCAATAATACGATTATTACTAAAAACTTTATCCCTTTTAAGAATATACTTTTGCAAACGAGTTTTATTTGGTAGATCTGGAATTTTTACATTAGTTGGTAACGCAACTGCTTGTAAAGCAGTGCGAGTTGTAGCTAGTTGTATAAATCTATGTCCAACAAAGATTTTCATATATGACCATCTTCGATTCCAATTTTCATCACGTTTCTTTTGCAATAAATATGCTTCCCATGCAGAAATAACTTGGGCTACTCTTGATGCTTTAACCTCATCCGTTAGAGGCGGTCTCAATTGAGGATCATTATTTCTAAGAGAGAATCCATATTTATCAATAAATTTTGATGGATTAATTCCAATAGGATTAATCAAATATAAGACACATTCTAGATTATCATCATACATACTTAGTTGTAATAAATACTTCAAATATCTATATTCTAATATTTTTTTACTTTTTTGAATTAGTATCTTCAAAATAGAAATATGTCCTTTCATATAAGCAATCATTAAAGTATTATTTTTAATATTTGCATTATTATCAATAAGAAAATTAACTATTTCTAAATGTCCATACGTACAAGCAATATAAAGAGAATTCTTTTTTAGAAAATCTTCAGCATGAATATTTGCATTTCTTTTTAGTAAAAGAGATACAACATCTAAATATCCTTTCTCAGAAGCAATCATTAAAGGTGTATTTCCAATAGAAGTCTTCGCTTCAATATTTGCATTATTATCAAGAAGAATATTAACTACTTCTAAATGTCCATACATACAAGCAAAATGAAGAGAATTATCTTGTCCGTGTTTTTTTTTACAATGAATATTTGCATTTCTTTGCAATAAAAGTGATACAATATTTACGTGTCCGCATACAGAAGCCATCATTAAAGGTGTAACTCCACTAGAATCCTTATCTTCAATATCTGCATTATTATCAAGAAGAAGATTAACTACTTCTGAATATCCATAAAAACATGCAAAATGAAGAGAATTATATTGTCTAATATTTTTAGCATGAATATTTGCATTTCTTTGCAATAAAAGTGATACAATATTTATGTGTCCGCGCGAAGAAGCAATAATTAAAGGAGTTTTCATTTCAGAATTAGTAGAATTAACATTAACTCCTTTATCAAGAAATGTTTTTACTTCTTCAATATTACCATTCTTGCAAGAATCAAAAAACTTAGAAAGATCTTCTGACATTTCAGGTAAGAGGTGAATTATTATAATTAATTAAATTTATGAATTTTTAATTATCAATTTTTTACACTATAAGTAATAGCCTTCTAAAATATCATCCCAACAGTGACCTTTTTCTTCATCAAGATCATCCTGATAATTGTTATCTGTATCTTTTGTTTCATCAGGCTCTCGTCCAAGATATGATACAATATTACGAAGGATTCCAGGATTCTTAAAAATTTGATCATGCAGATATGCACGATTTTCTTGAGGAGTATTTCGAGAAATAGATGGTAGTTTAATTGACTTATCTAAAGTGGCTTGAATAGCTGCATCAGCAGCTACATGTCTTGCCATTAGAATAATACGACTCCCAGTAAGAGAATTCATTAGAGGCCATCGAGCAGCCCAGTTTTCATCACGAACACGCTGCATGTAAACTTCATAAGCATCTAACATTTGCTGTATACCTTGCTCAATTGCTTCTTTGTTAATATTTGCAATACGTGTTCCATAAACATCAATTGGATCATTTGCCGCTTCATTTAGAGCATATGGATCAGCGCCTCGTAAAATAAGTTTTACGCAAAAATCAATATTAGCATCCATTGCAGCAAAATGAAGAGCAGTATTTTCTTCTGAATCAATTGAATTAATCTTTGCGCCAGCATTTAATAGTGTATTAAATGCATCTGAAATTTGATATACAATAGCATACATAAGAGGAGTATATCCCCCATAACATTTTGCATTAATATTTATTTTATTAGTAGAAAATAGTAAATTAAATGTATCAATATCTCCTGCACGAATACAATGGATTAAAGGTGTTCTACCTTGCTTACACTTAATATTTATATCAACTCCATTATTTACTAAAATAGGAATAGCAGCCTTGGAATATAATTCCGAATAAATGCAATCTACTAATGGAGTCCAGCCGAAATGAGAGTCTTCCTCTCTATAATTAATATTTGCTCCTGCTGAAATAACAAGCGGCAGAATAGAAGTAATATAATTATCTCTAGCATCATCCTCGAATTTTGCTACTTGAATGCGAACTACATCATCAATGATATTTTCTGGAAGTTTTAATCCAGGGACAGATAACAGTTCTTGAAATAATTCAGAATCTCTATTTTCTAAAGTCCATCTTAATGCTGTATCGCTCCAACGATCTTGCAAAGTGTTGATATCAGGAGTAGTAGTGTCTTGTTTAATATCATATTTTTTGAGAAGAAAAGAAACGTCTCCTCCATTTGAAATCAACTTCTTCACCTTTTTTTCATTCCAACGAAATTTTGGCATCTTCGTAAACTAATTATTATAATATAAAAATAAACTTTGAAAAATTATCTATCAATTTTTTACTTTCTACTCTCCTTTACAAATATGTTTCCAAGAGTGACCTTTTTCCTCGTCATAATCATCCCGATAATTATAGTCTTTATCGTCTATTTCATCAGGCTCGCGCCCAAGAAATAATACAATATTACGAAGAATTCCAGGATTCTTAAAAACTTGACCATGCAGATATGCACGATTTTCTTGAGGAGTATTTCGAGAAATAGATGGTAGTTTAATTGACTTATCCAGAGTAGCTTGAATAACTGCATCAGCAGCTACATGTCTTGCCATTGGAATAATACTACTACCTGTAAGAACATTCATGAGTGGCCATCGGACAGCCCAGTTTTCATCGCGAACACGCTGCAGGTAAACTTCATAAGCATCTAACATTTGCTGTTTGTGTTGATCAATTGTTTCTTGTGTGATATCAATGTAGTTAATAATATTATTAGCTTCATCTTCAATACCATTTTCATCAAAAATCTTTGCATAAACATCTAATGGTGTCTTACCAATATTGTTTTTAGCAAATGGTGATGCTCCTCGTAAAATAAGTTTCACACAAAATTCAATATTACGAATACCCACGCCAGTAATATTACTATTAATCCTAGAACAAAAATGAAGAGGTGTATTTCCTTCTAAATCAATTGATTTAACCTTTGCGCCAGCATTCAGTATGATATCAAATATATGATGATAGAACATATTTACAATTGCATACATGAGAGGAGTATATCCTCCATAACACTTTGCATTAATATTTGTTTCAGGCAGGGCTAGTAGTAAATTGATTGTATGAATATCCACGTCCCGAATAGCATGCATTAATGCTGTTCTACCATTGAAACATTTAATATTTGTACCAACTCGATTATTTACCAAAATTGGAATAGCAGCATTACAATATTCATCATCACCCGA